TTTTATAGATGCACTTATACTTATATCTAAAACGCTTGGAGTTAAAACGGTTAACATAGGACCTATTGGCATTTCTTCCTCAATATGCTCTCTACATCTTTCAATTACCTCCAAGTCAACAGCTTGATTATTTTCTCCAAAGATTAAAACTTTTACAGTTCCTGGACCATCCCATCTCGGATAAATTTTAGCGTTATATACTCCTTCAACTTCTAAAGCCCATGCTTCGTAATGTGCCTTATTTCCACTTGTAGTTTGATTTTTCTGTATCTTATAGAATCTTTCTTTTAATTCTTCGTCTGTTTCTATTTCTGTACCACCTCGAAAAGCCAAATCATTGTAAATTTTTGTTATACCATTTATTTCGTCTTGTAGCTTAAATTCTGTACTTGCAGGTATATTATATCTAATTCCAATTTCCAAAGCCTGTACGGGGCTTGTATTTTGTTCAATTTCTGAACTAATTACTATATCTTTAATTACTACGAATAATAGCTCATTGTAAGATATAATAGTTCCATTTTGAATAGTTGTTCCAACCTTCCCCTCGAATATTACTTCTCCTGTAGCTTCTGTTCCTAGCTTTCTATATACTCCAAACTCATTTACTCTCTTATCTAAAAAATCGTCAAAATTATCTTCTATAAAAGCTTTTTTATGAAGATATGAAAGTTCTATATAGAATTTTGCTAATTCTGCATTGACTGGAGATACCATATCACTTAAAAAAGAACCTTCGCCCTTATAGACTTCTAAATCTATATTAGATAGGGTTCTATTTTTGACAACATCATATGTTTGACTACTATACATTAACTTCCACCTCCCCATAAATCGTGTTTATGACTATATCTACGCTTAGCAAATCATCTATAAATCTTGTATTACTAATATTTACATCTAAAACATATGGATTAACTAATAAAGCCTCTTTTATATACCTACTAGCTTCACTTTCTGTAAGTCCTTTACTGTATTTTTGCCCTATTAGTTCAGATAATTCAGTTCCATAGCCCCAGCTATAAATTTCATGCTCGTATCTATTAGTTTTAATACACTTATACACCCACACCTTTATAGCTTCATTGCCTTCAACAATCTTAAAATCTCCATTTTCTAAAATAGGCTCATCTTTTTCAAAGTTCCAAGCCACTTCTCTAAATAATTCTAATTCTTCTGTTTTCGGCATTTCATAGTCTTCTGGCACACCTATAAAAGGAAATATTGTGTTAGACATTATAAGCTCACCAACTTACTTACAACAGCAAATTTATCACCTATTTTAAACATTATTACTGTGTCATCAAGTTCAAATTTATCAATAAATGGATTTTTTACTTCATGTTTGTGTTCTTGACTTGTTTCTGTGTTAAATGTTTCTATCTGTCTGTCAAGAATCCAACTATCTATTAAAATATCTTCTTTTTCTAATATGATGTTTTTTACCTCTATTTTTAAATCTGGTAATTTGCTTTTAATTTTTCCAACAAAAAAAGAAGGTTCATTGTAATGTTTTCCTTCCTCTCTTATTATTCCTATAAATTCATTTATTGGATTAGCCATTATATCACCATCCTTTTATAATACTCTCCTTGCTGTATTGAAGTCTTTTCTACCACTTAACTTACTTATTTTAACTACATCTCCTGTTTGTGGTGCATGTAAATATTCTCCATTTCCTATATATAAACCAACATGGCTAATTGGATTATGGAAAAATACTAAATCTCCTGCTTGTAAATTATTTTTTTCTATTTTTTTACCTTTTGTTGCTTGCTGTCTTGATGTTCTTGGTAGATTAACATTAACTTTCTTAAAGCAATATACCATTAACCCCGAACAGTCAAAATTACTAGGTCCATTTCCACCCCATTTATAAGGCTTACCTAAATGTTTCTTTGCTTCTGCTATTACTGTACCTGCTTTCCCTGTTGCATTTGTGTATCCTGTGCCATCTCCAATTATTATTGTTCCTTTTCGTCTGCCAAATTTATTGCATTCTTTTTCGCTAGACATTAGTATATCTATTTTATATACTCCATTAACTACTTTTATAGCCCCCCCACGGTCTGTAACTGTATATGTCTTGTTGTCTATATTCGTTCCAGTTCCTTTAACTTGAATTTTCGTCTTAAATTTAAGTTGAGAAGGTGCGGCACAGGTATTATTAGAAGGTACAAGTTTTTTGCCATCCATAGCCTGTGTAAATCCACCCTCCATTTGATTGTTTGATGGATAATATGCTGTAAATTCTGCTTTTACTTCTCTCCCATTTAGTGTACCTTCTCCATTCAAACTAGAACTTTCTTCCTTCTGTTCATCTTGTCCTGCTGTCTTTTCATCCATGATATTTTGAAAATTTAAATCTAAATCTATCTCATAATTTCCGTTACTGTCCCAATTATGTTTATCTGTGTCTATATAAAATAGCCCTGTAAGACCTGTGTAACTATCCTTAACTTTTACACCTCTGCCAGTTATACAAGTCACGTCACCATACCCTTTCAAACTGCAAGTCTGTTCTATTCCCTTGAACTCACTTTCAATATCTACAGTACTATTTTCTTGTTGCTGTATAACCTTTTGCATTATTACTCCAACATCTTTGAAAATCTCATCATTGACCTTTTCACTTATTTTATTTCCGTACTGGTCTACTACTAATACCTTGTTTTTTACATTCTCCATACTCTCTGAGAAGCTCGTGTTAATAAGATTAGACCCTTCTTTAAACATAACATTTAGTGTAATAGTTCCTTTTTCAATGACATTAAATTTATCAAGATTAGCTTCTATCATATATTTTTTCTTTGTAGTCTTACTAGCTTCTGTATATGCACTCATTATAGTATCGTATCCATTTACAGATATAAACATTTTCGTATATTTTACATTAGTCTTTGGTATATTCCCAATTGCAAGCTTATTATCTGCAAATACTTGCTTTGCAATATCTTCAACTAATTTATCTTTAAAATTGTATGACACTTCGCTTTGAGTTAATAAGAATCCCATGTCTTTAGAAACAAAACTAATACTATTATTACTAGAATCTTTAGACCTATTAATTATCATTCCTCTAAAAATTTCTTTATCATCTACATAAAAACAAACTGTACTGGCTATAGGTATATTAATTTGCTGAAAGTTAATATCAGAAGCTGACTGTACTATAGAAAACTCTAATGTCCTTGATGGGGACTTATAATCGCCACTCCAAGTTACTTTTTCAACTATATCAGTTATATCATAGATATTACCACTTTTTATGTGTACTTTTAACTTTATATTGTTAATTATAAATCACCTCCAGGTTATGGAATTACTAACACCCAACCATCCTCTATATGGTCAGCAGTTTTAATTAATTTATCATTTGCTTTAACAATTTTTTCATATAAATCTCCATTTCCATAATATTTTTGTGACAAGCTCCAGAGATTATCACCTTTGACAACTTTATGAGTTCTTTGTTTTTTAGTTTCAAAACCTTTTGTGATTGGCACATCTTTTACTGATGTTATTTTTCCATCTGAGAAATTTACACTAGGTATCTGTATTCTTTTATACTCTTTTAAGCTTAGTGTAAAGTAAACATCATTTGTGCCATCTTGCTTACCATGTTTGAGACTTTCAATAATAACCTCCATATTCACATCAGTTTCAGTTATTATATACCTTAAAATTAACCCCTGCTCCATCCACCTTTTTAATTTATTTACACAATCATATGGCTGCGGAAAATCTTTATAATTGCAAAAATGATATTGTTTGCTTGGAAAAAAACCGCTTATCTCTGTTGTTCTAAGTCCCATACCACCACAAACGATTACTTCTCCAAGTTTTAGCACATTTGTTGTACTTGTATTTATATTTCCGCTTATTTCAAAAGAGGTCGGAAGTATCGGGAATCTAAAAGCATCATTCGATTGTCTAAGCCACATTTCCATTAAACGACACCACCCATTTTCGCCATTTGTATTTTTTTTATTAAACTTGATGTTATTCTTTCAATGTCAGCATCTTCTCTTATCACTATTGTTTCGGCAATTTTAGGAATTGTTATATTATAATTTGTGTTTTCTCCTTGCACTTGTCTAAAATTAGGAATACTTTTATTAATCATAGATTTACTTTCTGCATTTGTAAAAACCTTACTACCACGTGGCATAGATACAAGCTCGGGTCCATGTTCACCGACAACAGAAAGCCCACCCGACCAATACTTCGTTCCAGTTGCATTTCCAGCCAGTTTTCCAGCAACCCAACTAACACCATCACTTATTCCTTTTGCTGCTCCTGTTATTCCATCGACCAAGGGTTTTATATAATCAGACGCTTTTTTAACTATTTTCATAACACTATCAAAAACATTTTTAAAAATTTTACCCATAGATTTTAATGTATCACCAACATTTTTAAAAATCGGAGCTAATTTAGAAATCAAAGAGCTTACAATAGGAGCTACAGTTTTAACAGCAGAAGCAATCCCTGCTAATACAGACGAAGCCACAGAAAGCAGTCCCATAAAAATAGGGCTTAAAGCTCCTATGACTTGACCGATTATTGGGGCAACAGTTGATACAATCGAAGATACAGCTCCAAAAGCTGTTTGAAAAATCGGAGCCAAGGTTGGCATTTGTTGCTGTATCCACCCAATCGCCATACCTATTCCGGCTGTTATTTTTGTACCTACTTCTAATATTTTAGGGCTAGCTTGGTCTATAAAGCCAATTAAGCCAGTCATAACAGGTTTTAAAGGTTCCAACATACCAAGTCCAATATCTGCAATATTAGATTTTAATTTACCCATTATCGTAGAAAGTAGTCCCGAACCACTTTCTGCAAGCTTATTAGCTCCACCATTATACATTGTTTCAAGCTTCTTTTGTACTTCTTTTGGGTCGTCTGTACTGCTTGCCTTAACTCCAAACTCCGTAAGTCTTGCCATTTCTCCAATGTTCATGTCCGCAAGTGCTTCCATAGCATCCCCGACAGTCTTACCTGGGTTTAGTGCTGCCATGTCTTCAGCTAATTTTACCATCTTCATAGCATCTTTTGTATTTCCACCCGCTATTTGCAAGGAACGAGTTCCTGCTGATATAACTTCTCCAGTTTCAAATGGCGTCGCATTTGCATTATTTCTTAAATCTTTTAAATAGCTTGCGCTCATTCCGTCAAGCTCTTTGCTAGATTTCCCCTTGTTTCCAACTCCCATGAAATGACGCATACTTATTTGTTGTTGCTCTAGTTCCATACCACTTTTAACAGCCATACCCGCAGCACCAACTGGAACTATAGTTGATAAACTAGTAAGCCGATTTTTTATTTTATCAATCATTCCTTTTGTTTCATCTTTAAGTTTTACGGCAGGTCTTGCAATAAATTTTCCAAAAGATTTTACATTTGATTTTATTCTTTCTATTTTTTCAGTTGCTAAATCTTTTACAACAACAGCTTTCACAAGTTTAGTACGAAGAGGGGCAAGTTTTTGTCTTAAGTTTTGTATAGTCCTATGCGCAGGAGTTGCATCCATCCTTATGCGCATGCGCTCTCTACTTGCCGAACGCATCTCGTTACGTGTCCGCCTAACCTCATTTTGAAATTGTTTTTGCTCTCTTCTAATTCCCCTCATAGTCGCACTCATGTTGTCTTTTAGAGATATAACTGCACTTATATGTCTTCTAGCCATTTTTTGCACCTCCAAACATAGCGCCCATCAGCTCAGAAATAAGTTTTATTTTTTCTTCTTCTTCATATAACATGCAAGCGATGCGAAAATTTCTTTCTATCATAGATAAATTAGTTAATTTATCTAAATCAACACCTTTTTCTAAATAATGACTAATCATTTGCATTTCCACATCGCTTTTAATTAGTTTTTTAAGTCTTCTATTTCCTCTACAACCCCAAACCCTGCAAATTTTGTCGCAATCTTGACAATGTCAGTAATTTCACCCGCTTCAAACAATATATCGACTATGTCAAGTGGGTTATCTTTACATCCAAATTCAGAATGCAATTTTTCACTCTTTAGATTTGGACTTTTAACAATTTCATATACAAAATATTTATCTCCTTCGACTGCATCTTCCATTTCTATTGCATCAATACACAGCATCCTGTCTGGCTTTGCAATCTCGATGTTTCCCTTAAATGAAGGAATATATAATTGCTTAGTTTCTTCACTTTTCTTTGTAAAATATTCTTTTCTTCTTAAAATATCCTCTATTGTTACCATTTCTTTTTTATTATCCATTTTAATCCTCCTATTATATAAAAAGGATAGTAAAAACTATCCTTAAATTTCTTCTATTTCGTCCATCATATCAGAATCATTCGGAGTAAATCCGAAACTCAGTTCTTCCTCAATTTTCCCACCTTTTTCAAATTGTGCCAAAGCTAATTCATTGAACCAAACATTATTAATAGTAACTGTTTCAGCTTGTTTTCCAGGTGTACCAGGGTCTTTTATCTTACTTGTAAGTGTGCTTCGTGGGTCTTCTCCTTTTTTCCAAGCTTCCAATAATTTTTTTTTCCCCCTGGAATACACTTTTCCAAGTTTTATAGTCCCTTCACCACTCAGTGATGTTATTTTAGAATCTTTACTCATTCCGAACTGAATCTCTTCTCTATTCGCTGTAACTTTAGCTTCAAAACTAAGTACCTCAGCAATTAAAGCTCCGTCCCACCAAAGCCTTCCCCACGTACCAGAAATCTGACTACTTCCTACTATATTTTCTTTGCCCATCTATTCACCTTCTTTACATATATATTTTAAATTTCAAATCCTCCATAGCATCAGTAACAGTGATGTTTCCTTCTATAAAAACATAAGAACCTGTATTAGCTTCTTTTATTTGCTGTTCAGTCATTTCGCTATAATCAATGCCTCTTTCTTTTAAATATTTTTTATGCGCTTCTATATCTATCTGTACATAAGCTTCTTGGCTATTGTCAAGCACTTCATCACGTTGCAACTCTTTAAAATAATTGTTTACAGCAGATAAAAACAATATTTTATTATCATATTTATTAGTTACTTTACCAACATAATTTTCGTTCCAGGTTTGCAGAATATCATCTTGTATCATATCAATAGCTTCAACTATTTTTATTTTCTTCAAATCTTCTGTATCCTCTTTGCTTAAAGTTATTAATGAGTTTACACCCCTAGCTATCCTTATCCCATTATTATTTATTAAAATTAGTTTTCCTTCGTCTACAGCTTCGTCAGGATTTTCAGTAGGTTCTATCTCTGTAACTTCATCTAAAACAAAATATGTGCAGCTCTCTGAAAGCGATATACCCGCCAAAATGCCTGCGACTCTAGCTGTGTATTCTGCTGTTGTATAAACTTTTTCGCCAACTTTTATTCCTGTTGTTGAGAAGTTTATAATTGCCTTCTCGTTAGCATTAGTAACGCTTGGCAACACAGCTTTGTATATCTCTTTTTCCCTTCTAGCTGTTTTTATCCAATTAACTATTTTAGTTTTGTCAACTTCTTCACTTATAAAAGGAATAGCTAAATAGTTAAATTTATTCTCCCTTAAAGCTTTCAAAGCATCGTCTAAAGACCTTTCAGAATCAACTGAATCATTAATAACTTCAATAATAACCTTACTAGGTTTTCCTAAAAATGCAAGCCTTATATAATCATAATTTTCTTTTGTAAATTCAGTTTCGTTTATATCCGTTAAAAAATCGATAGAATAAGATTTCTTTATAGCTGTTGAATCTTTAAGTATTAAAGCTACAACACCTCTTCGACTTCTAAATTTAACAGTCCTTGAACGTCTTTGAAACTCAATTATCGCACTTGGTAATCCCAAAAAATAAAACCTCCTTTTTTAAATATTCATTTCAAGCTCTTCCATAAGCTCATATTTGCTTTCGTCTTCTTCTATAATTTCAACTACTTGCAAATTAAATTTGTATTGCAAAACATTCTCATATATTTCTACGTTTTTTTCTTCTATAGTCAGTTCGCCCCCGTCAATTTCTAAAACACAATCCTGGAACAATACATTTAATTTATCAATCATTTTTAAATTTTCTAGTTCTGTCTTTTCTTTAGAAAAGTAATGTATATTAATAAGCAATGTACTATTTGAAAAATTGGGGTCGCTAGACATCTCAATAGGAATAATCTGAACAAAAAAAGCAGGCTTTTCAAACCCGCTTCTTATTTCATTTGCAACTATTTTTATATTTAAAGACTTAAGCTTTTCAACTATAGCTTTTTTTACAGAAACAATTTTTAACACTCTTACCCCCTCTAAAGATTAAAGGTTTCATCAACCATCTTCTCTATTCTTTTATCAATTTTCGCTCTCTGATGCTCCATCGTCTGTTGCAACATATGTTTCCCTTCAACATAGCCTCCATTTTTTGTTGCCCAACCACTCTCTATTAGGTGTGCATGCGGAGAATCATTTTTCAAAACCCCTACATAATTTCCATTTTTGTTCTGTACTTTAGTTTTCCAGTTATCTTTCATGTGCTTAGCTCTTTTATATTTCTTAGGCTTTTTATCTGACTTTGGAGTCCTGGCAATAGCTTCCCCTTTACATTTTCCTAAACTAACATTCATAAGCTTTTCAGCTTTTTTAGGGTATTCTTTTGTTATGCGTCTAAATAACTTATTAGTATAATCATCTAAGCCATTTGTATTAAAATCTGTACTACTCATTGTAAACACCTTCCTTATAGAGAATGCAATCAATATTCGTTTCATACTTATTTAACTCTTTTATGCTGTTTACATGTTTTATATCATAGATAACATCATTACAAACTATTCTCATAGCTTCTGTTATATCAGTTCTATATCTTATTTTAAATCTGTAAGAATACTCTATATTTTCTTTATCTAACACATAATTATTACTATTTCTAAGCAACGATTTGTTAGCCCAAAGTTTTTTATACGTAGACCATCCTTTTGTAATTTCTCCTATGTCGTTTTCAATTTCTCCATAAATTTGTATTTCTATTCTCTGAGTTAATTTTCCAACATTCATTTTAGTACCTGCTGCATATAGAAATTTGAGATATTATATTTTCTAAAACAAATCTAACTTTTTCGCTATTACTTTCTGTTGCACCTCTTTTTTCATATTGCTCTGCAACATACATTTTTACATACAAACTAACAAGCTCAGATTTGTTATTTTCATTAAAAACTTTTCCTGTTCGATTTTCCAAATCTTCCTCTGCTGCTTTCAGAAAAGACAAAAGCAGATTATCATCTTCTTCATAATCTGCTTCTAATCTCAAATACTCTTTTATTTCTTCTAATGATACAATCATTCAAAACACCTACTTCGTAACTGCACTAGTTTTTTTAACTATCATACTAAAAGCTTTATTACTTATAACATTGCCATCAATTAATGAATAAGTTAAATAATCTGTTTTTCTACTTTTTACATGTTCATCTGTATATAAAGTTACATTCTCATTTATATTTATAGCATAACCTTTCGCTATATTTCCAGCAAGAACCTCGCCATCTACCATGCTGTCATCCATTTTAACAACCCTGCCAAACATCCTTCCAACTCCGTCACTATTTACAGCATCAGGGATAAAAATAGGCTTTCCAGTTGTATCTAATATTTCAGCTAATTGTGTCCATATAGTTGTGCTATTAGCATAAATACAAGCTCCATTACTCCATTTTTTTAAAACAGCCATCATTTTCGTTATATCTGTATAAGCTATCTTGTCAGTATACTCTATTATTTGCGCCTTACTAACCTCTTTAGTTAAAGCAGTTTTTATGCCAAGTGGTTGAGGCTTAAAAGAATCACTTTCCCCTGGTTTTCCTTTCCCATCCACAATAGCTTTTGCTAATGCTGCACCCATTTTTTCAGCTAATAAAGTAGTTATATATGGAACAAACTCATCAATACTCATTTTTTTCAATTTCCACGACACAGTTATATCTTTTGCAAGTTCACAACCTCTCAAAGTTATTTCCTTTAGCTTATAACCATCCTCTTTAACTTCTGTTTCTTCATCATACCACGCAGCATCATCGCCACCATCTTCTTCAGCTATAATCGTCAAATCACCTGTTACAAAAGTCGGAGAAGCATCCCCAAATAAAGGATACATATCACCAATTTCCTTCCATATACCCGAAGCAACGGTTTTAGGAATTAAAATAGTATTATTTTCACTTGTTTGAACCTCCGCTCTATATTCTGAGTTAATACTATTAAATATTTCCTGTTCTTCTAAATTTAACGGCTTTCCTAACATATCTTTAGCCCAAGCATTTTTATATTGTTCTTGCTTATCCTTAACAACTGTGCCTTCTATGCCTTCTATTTTGCCTTTGTTATTAGTTAAATTAAAAATAGTAGGGTTGATTTTGACATTATCCTGCAACGCTCTTAAATTTGCCCTAGCTTTTACATTTCTTTCATATTCCTCATCTAATGCTTTTATCTTATTAGCTATTTTTTCAGCTTCTTCCGTCTTTTCTTTTCCTGTTCCTTCTTCTCCAATTTCATCATCAAGTAATTTTTGTGCTTCGTCTATCATTTCTTGTCTTTTCTTAAAATACTCTTCTCTAGTCATTTGAACCCCCTAATTTTAATAGGTTCAGCTTTAACTGAACCCTTTTTTTATTACTATTTTCTTTTTTATTACTACATTTATCTAACTTACTTCTTAAAACATTAGGTATTTTATTATACTTATCAAAATAATCACTCACACAAGCAGCAATTTCTTTTTTCTCATCAACCTCAAAATTAAAATAATTTGATGCTTCTTTGCCAGTGAACCAAGTCTCTTCTCTCAACTTTTCTTTTATTTCTTCAATGTCAATTCCTTCTCTCAAATTGTCTTTATACACATTTAAAATACCTTCTTCTATCCTGTTTAAATCCTCTGATGCCTTAATTAATTTATCTGAATTATAAGCCCCCATTAGTCCTACCCAAGGCTTATGAATCATAAAATAGGCATTAGCAGGAATTACAACTTTGTCACCCGCTAAAGCTATGACACTAGCAATACTTGCAGCTACGCCATCTACATAAACAGTTTTAAATCCTTCATGCCTTTTTAGCATATTGTATATTGCCATGCCTGCAAATACAGACCCTCCGCCACTGTTTATATAGATATTTAAATCTTTTCCCTGCTCGGTTGCTAAAAAATTTTTTATTGAAAGCGGGTATTGGTCTTCTTCTGCCCAAGCATCCCATTCATCACAAACAATGTCTCCATAAAAATACAAATCTGAACTTGTTTCTGTTGAATTTTTAATTTTCAAAAACTCATTTAAATTATTATTAGCCATTTTTCTTACTCACCCCCTTTAACAGTCGCAGTATCCAATCTACGAATTGGTTTGTCGCCATTTTCTATTGGCGAAAGGTTCATTATTTTACGCCATTCATTTGGAGTAAGCGAACCCCTGTCGACCATTTGCACTAAATTTAATTTAGTAGACATACTTGCATATTGCAGATTAGAAGCTTCAAATATTATTTTATTTCCAAAGCTTCGCTCTTTTTTAGTAAAAAGTTTTTCTGTATACTGATTAGACAATTGCAACCCGACTGGTTCAATTTCAGACTCATAATAAGCGCTCCATTCGTCTTCTGTATACTTGCTTTGAATTATTTTCTCATTCGTATTAAAAAACGAATATAAACGTTGTACAGCTTTATCCATTTGTGCTGCGTTAGGAACATAACTTTCAGCTTTAACCTGTTCAGCATCATATTTAGAATCAGTTGCAGCAGCTCCGCCTGCGTCTGAGTCTATTTGCAAGTAATTCTTTTCAAACTCCTTGACTTTTTTCCTTACGTCATCAGGTCTAAGTGCTGTTTTAAATTTTAGTAACCACTTAATTGTATTGCTATTTTTAATAGCTTTTACGACCCCTTGGTCTGTCGTGTTTACAACTTCCATAAGCGGCTCAAGCACTTTAGTTGGAGGTGTTCCAAATAAATCATTTTCGTTAAAATCTTTTCTTAGATGAATTATGTTCGAATATGGATAAGTAACTTTTTCCCCATTCTTAAGCGAAAATTTCAAAAACAAAACTTCATCTTCATAAATAGCTTCAACATTTAAAGCGTTAAGAGGGTAAATCTGAATTGGTATATTATAACTATCTTTAATAATTACAGCAAAAGCATTACTATTAAGTTCTAACTGAGCAACCATTTTCTCTTGAAGTATTTGCCCACTCATGAATGGATTCGGATTTTCAAGCAAAAATTTAATGTAAATTTCCGGATTGGTCTTAAATTCAGTCTCATTACTTCTAATATGCTTAGCTGTCATTTTGCCAACAGCTTTACTTTTTGGTCGTATAATACTTCTTATAATGTCACTTCTATATAAATTGCCATGCCAACTATAAAACCCGTTTCCCGAATCTGAAACAAGCTCCATCACAACTTTTCCAGGAGCTTCTTTATTTTTCTTCTTAGATTTAAATATATTCATTTTTCCCCCCTTATCTAAATCATGTTTTCATATTCTGCCATTTTTTCTTTTAGAACAACATAGCCTATAATTAAAGTGACACCTCCATCAATGCGTCGTCTTCTGTCCATACCTTTTATTGGCTGTATATTTCCATTTATATCCGTTTTTATTTCCATATTGCTAAGACACCATTTATCGATCGGGTTATTATTATAAATAACTTTATTAGCTTTTAAATCAGCTCGCAGCTCTTTCATAGGGGCAGATAAAGTATAAACCCCTTGTCGAACCTTAATCATAGAATCCTTTCCAAACTCATTCTCATAAGCTAAAAGCAAACTCGAGTCAACGTGCCAAGGGTCATATCCAATCCAGGGAATATAAATATCGTATTCTTCCCTAATTTCTCTAAACCATAACAAAATGTCATATGGATTTATTTTATTTCCCTCACATACCCTTAACAAACCTTGTTTTTCCCACAAATCGTATGGGATTTTATCTTCATCAGTTTTTTGTATTAGTCTTTCAGATGGAACCCAGTACATAGAAAGCACATAAATATTATCATCATATCTTTTCTTCAATAAAACTTTAGCAGATGCAAGGTCTGTAGTTTCAGCTAAGTCAAAACATCCTACGCCATATCTAAATTCCATTTCATCTATATTGAATTTAACTTCATTGTTTAACTCATCCCATCTTAACCAAGCAGTCGCAGAATTTTCTTTCATATTGAAATCTTTTACCATTACAGTAGGTTTGAAGCTCGGGTCTGTCTTAGCTTTATTAACACAGTCTCTCAAAAAATCAAGTTTTTTTATAGTACCTAAGCCTGGGTTAGCTTTTATCCAACATTCTTCTTTATCCCATTCGTCCTTGTCATCTAGCTCATAAATAAAAGCTATAAACCTGTCATCTTTTATTTTTTCATCTAGAACATTACAAGCATACTCATATTGTGCGTCAAAAATACCCTCTCTCACAAAACCATTTGTGGTAATGCAATTTAAAAGAGGTTGATTTCTCGCCCCCATGGATTGTTTCATCAAGTCGTAAATATCCCTATTTTTTATAGCTGCTAATTCATCTATTGTTACCATGTGCGAGTTCAATCCATCAAGTCCATTTGAATTACTAGCAAGTGCTTGTATAAAACCGTAGTTGGCATGAAAATAAATATCTGATTTTCTTTTTTTAACGTGCTTAGTCAAAACTTTAGATTGCTGTACCATCTTGTAACATTCTTTAAAACCTTTTTGTGCTTGCTCATATTTGGTAGCAATATTATAAACCTCTGGAGAACCTTCTCCATCTCCAATTAACATAAATAATTCATCCGCTGCCAATTCTGTAGTCTTCCCATTTTTACGTCCTCGAATGTCAAGTACTTCCTGATATCGTCTAAACCTCGTGTCTTTATCTACAAAGCCAAATACAGCTTGATGTTTGGCTTTTTGAAATAGTTCAAGTTTAAGTGGCTCTCCTAATTTTCCTTGTGCCTGCTTACAAAACGTCTCTATAAACTCAATAGGTCTATTAGCAAGTTCTTCATCAAAAACCCAATTGCCCTTCGGATTATACAAGTCTTGAACAAGCTTTTTATATACTTGCTTAATTCTACTACAAGCAACTATTTCTCCACTCAATATTTTTTGATAATATTCTTCAATGTATGTCATTTTTGAAGTCTACCTTTTTTTATAAACTCAATAAGCTCATCCTCTTCTTCCTGCTTTGTATTACTTGGAATAATATCAATTAGTTGCTTCATGACACTAGAATAAAGCTTCATAAAATTTAAATATATTTTAACTTGAAGTCTTTCTCTTTCAAATTCCTGTTTACCTTGTTTGAAAATTTCAGTCAAACCTTCTTTTGTCAAAATTTCTCTTGTCTCTTCTAAAGATATTTTCAAGAAAGCCGCTTCATTTACCAACCCATCTAGAATTTTAACTTTTTCTTTTTCTAAATCTTTATAGTTTTTCTTTAATCTGCTTACTTCTTGTTTTATCTTTTTTTCTTTCTCTAATTGTTCGTAAATTATTTTAAATAACCCCCTCCCCTTCTGATTTTTTTCGTGCGGAGGAAAATTGAGGTGGGGACATCGGTATTTGAAATCAGCCCCCCAGGGTCGTTTTTAGGGGGGGATATACTATTTTTTCTCAAATCGAAATCAATTCCCCATTTTCATTAAATTTTAAACCTGTTCTAGTAATATCTTTATTGCTCTTATGTTTTTTAATATGACAGTCTTTACATAGCAATATTAAATTATCCTCACTTAAAGTTATTTCAGCATCATGTATATTAGCAGGAGTTAAATATTTTATATGATGCACTTCTTCCCCTAGCTTCCCACACTCAGCACACAAGCCTAGATATTTCTTAATAATTGATTGCCTGCATTCCTTCCAGGCTTTGCTATTATAAAAGCTTCGACTGAACTCTCTAGCCATTATAGAACCACTTCTCTAACAACTTCTTTAAGTGTCTCCTTAAACTCTTCAACATTCCAATCTACTGTCAAAATTTCATCGTTTACATCCTTAACAACTTCTCTAAGCACTTGTTTAAATTCTTCCATGTTCCAGTCCACTGTCAAAGCTTCTTTGCTTTCGTCCTTGTATTCTACCTCTTCCAACTTACTTAAAAACTTATCAACTAAAACCTCCATAGAAGCAACCTCTTTTTTATTTTTTTCTCTGAAAGGATATGGTACATTGCCATAAACTTTTTCTAAGTTGTGAGAAATGTTTAAATCTAATGCTGAAATAATTAACTTAATCTCTCTGACATCCAACTCTATTTTTTTCATAAAATACCTCTTTCCCTATACGAACATTATTAAAAATCATCTAAACATAATTCGCATTTTTTCATTTGAACGTCTTATTTTCTTAGAGAATCAGACATTCAATTTATTTTTTTCCTACTTCTTATATAGTGATTTTGATACCTTGAATATCACTACACCAAATTTTTAGACATTCAAACAGACAAATAAAAAAATATCACCTTACAAAGTCATCTAATGACTCACTGTAACGATGATACAATTCTTTATCTAAACCTAAATACGCTTTTGTTTCTTCTATCGAAGAGTGACCCAACAAGTCTTTAACTGCAACAATATCTTTTCCACTATCAATATAAATTTTATAAGCATAAGTTTTCCTCATACTATGTGCTGTTATATCATATAAACCAAAATATTCTCCTGCTTCTTTTAAGGCTTTACTAATTGCTTCAACACCAATGTAAGGATACTTTCGTTTTCTTGATGTAAACATATATTCATAGTCCTGCTTACCTTTTATATATTTCTTTAATATTTGTGCAATTTTAGGTCTTATTTCAACCGTTCGAGGTTTCCTATTTTTTTCTCTAATATTTTTACTATTAGCTTTCTTACCTTCCATGATGGTAAATTCTTGCCTTCTTAAAGCCTCTCTTACATCTCTAACTTTTAGCTTAACTAAATCTCCAGCTCTATATCCTGTTGTTATTCCTAGCATAAAAATCACATAGTTTCTATAACTTTTATATCTTAGATAATCTTGAATATCTAACACTTCTTGTGTACGTTTAATAGGCTTTGATGCTCTTTTTACTCCTAATCAAAATACCCCCTTTCAAAAGAGAATAAAAAAAGCTCATGAGTTTTTCCTCATAAGCTTTTGAAGTAGAAACATTTTTAATTTTCCACAATACAATTATAACCTGTGATAAAAGTTTTGTGTTGACCTTTTTTAGTCCTTTTCATTCCCTATCTTTTTTCGCTTCTTCTCCATACTTCATCAATGCGATTTTCCTCAAAGCGTCCGTATATTTCCTTTGAACGACCGTTTTAGAAATCATTAATAATTCAGAAATTTCCCCGTAGGAATTTATTTTTGAGTCAAAATGTCTAAGACTTATAATCTCCTGTTCTTCTTCGCTCAATCTTTTCGTGTAAATATTAATCATTTCTATTCTACTATCTATAATTTCAATTTCAGTCTCTTTTATATAGATTTTCTCTTGCGAATTTATAATCATATCATCTATACCATAATTCCCAGAGCGCACCGGAAAACCAAGCTCATTAAAATTAATACTACTAAGCTTTTCATTCTTTTTAAGAAATTCAATTTCATCATTTAAAACTTCTTTTCTTACCTTAAGTTCTCTAACTTCATCTAAAAGTTTTATAGTTTTGTCAATATACTCTTTTTTTAATTCAACCAATCAATTTACCCCCTTTTAAGTTAGAAAAACATACTATTCCCTAAATTAAGGTTTGGGGACTAGTTAGATACTTTTTAGCATTTCCAACCCTTATGTATTATTCAAAATGTTCTGGATTTTTATTTTGTTTTTTTGTTATAAGACTTCATTTTTTTAAGTTCAAATAAATTCTATTAATATAAATTATTTCTATCTTATCTATTTAATAATTAAAGTAAATACCACTTATTCATACCTTTAACTTTAATCTATTTTTTCTAGCTTCCATTTCCTTCTTCTAAGTTTTTGTTATGTTCTTTCAACCCTTCGCTTATGTTATGTATACCAATTATTTTAAATAAAGTGAGAATCGCTTGAATAACATCTAAACCTTCTTCCATTATTTTTTTATTATCTTTTAAAGCTATCGCTTCTTTAAGTTCTAAAACTTCTTCAAGCACTTTTTCGAACTGCTCTTGTACTGTCCAGTTCGGTATATTGGCAATCATTTTAAAATTCATTTTTTATATTCCCCCTTTTTTATATTTCTTCTAAAATTGTTTCATGTATTATTTTTATTTCTTCAAAACATTGAACTATTCTATCTTTTATAACGTCTTTCATATATTCGTCGTGTTTGAATTTAATATATTTCTTATCGCCATTTTTCTTAATAATTAAAATTTTAACTTCTTCCGCTTCATTCTCAATTTCATTTATAGCATTTTCTAAGTCTTTTATACTTTCTTCTGCAATAACTTTTCCCGCTTCTTTTAAACCCATAAAACTCCACCAAAAATTATTTTCCATTCTTTTTTTCTCCTTATTTTATTCTCCTGCATCTTTCAACTGTTAAGTCGCTATCTCCGCTGTCACCTTCTATAAAACTTAATTGTTTGCCACCATTTTTTTCTATATATTCAGATATTTCACTTTTGTCTTGACATTCATTTTCTATATATTCATTTATATCAAAAGCACACATTCGTTCTGGAACTTCAACAATAACTTTATGTTTTAAAAATATCGTTTCTTTAATTTCAATACTATATTCTTTCATTTTTTTGCCCCTTCTGTTCCTAAATTTTTTTCTCTTTTTTTCTTACATTTCTTAGAGCAATATGCAATTTTACCATCATTATTAGAAAGAAATGTTTTTCCACACCAACCACAAATTTTTAATACTTTTCCTTTTCTAGTCATTTTTCCACATCCTTTTTTTAATTCCAAAACGGAGCTTTTTCTCTATTTCTTTCAGCAGTTAAAACATTAACTATTCTGTAGTTTTTAAGTTCTTTTTTTCTTTCAAGACACTTAATCCACTCATAGAACTTGCATCTATATTCAAGTGTATAAACATAATCAGGCAAATCATTATACTTATCTAATAAACTATCAAATTTTTTTAATGCTTGTGTAATATTTATTTTATTCATTTCTAACACTTCTTTCTTTTTATTCTAAGCAATTCTTTTTCTGTTTCAGCAGCTTCTTCACACATTGATTTAAAACTTATTTCAAAACCTTTCTTCAAAAAGTCATATAATAATTCATTAGAAAAAGTAATAGGCACTTTAGTTCCATTTTTTTTAATAATTGTGACTTTTACCTTCTTACATTCTTTTATATCATTCGAGTAACCACTTAGATCTTTTATATCTTTTTGTGTTATGCTTATCGCTTCATCTAGTCGAAACTTGTTCATAAATAGCCTCCTTATTTGTTCCTACAAGGAAATTCTTTTATTTTCTCTTCTCTATCAATTCTAAGTAATATTTCAGTTGCTTTTTTATTCTTTATCCGAAGACTTTTAGTTTTGTTAAAAATACTGATAGCTTTTCTAAAATCTTTATCAAACAATTTCTCAATTATTGAATTATAAAATTCATTTTCTGTTATAGTCATTCCTAGATTCATATACAAACTTGCTTTAGATAAATGTTGTTCAGAAAGTTCCTCAAGGTTTCTTTTTAATTCTTCTTCTTTTATCTCTAAGTCTTTTCTAAGCTTTAACAATTCTTCAGTTCTTACAAGCTTATAACCCAACATATCAAAACACCCCTTCGCATTTTTCTTTTTCTTCTAACTCTCTACAAGCCACATTAAACAATTCTCCTTTAGCCTTGTTTTGATATTTCTTTTTTAGTTCCATTTGTCTACTTCTAATAAAATCAGCTTTTTCCAATATACTCATTTCTGAAATTTTTTTCATTTATTTTACTCCTTGTTACATATGTTAAGATACTTATTTTAACTAATTTGACACTATTAAAAACGCACTTGACGACTAACATTGTTACTTTTCGTTTCTAGTCTTTGTAACTAAAATGGCGACTCGTATATTCTAGTCATATCCATTAAGCAATTTGGACATATAGCAACAGTTTCCAACTGTTCAAAAACACTTCTTTTTCTATCATAGCTTGTTAACACAGGAAACGAGGTTAATTCCTCAGAATTAGCAACTATTCTCCCGCATTTCTCACAAAAATCAATACTGGAAAACAACTCCATTCGTTCATTGACTTCTTCAATCCATTCCTTAAATTCTGAAATATTTTTGCATTCTTTTTCGCAAGTATATTTACATTCCTCTCTATTCTCATTTTCTTGCTTTTGCTTATTTAATATATCTAAAGCTCTCTTTGCTTCTTCTTCTGTACAAGAGTCTAAACTCTCAACTTCTCCAAATACAACTACATGCTTATTAGTTGCGTCAATAACTTCTTTTGCGAACTCTATACATTCTTTCGCTGAATCATATTGTATTTTTATCATTTTAAAGCCTCCTATTTTTTATTTAAATTAGATTTTTTAGCGCAGCCGTCAAGCGCACTTTTTTAACAAATCATTTTCTTCATTTCTTCTACTGCTTCATTCAATTTATTTATGTCTAAAATACGTCCATTAGCGATATTTCCAATGTTATTAGCCTTTACTATACATTCAATATCTTTTTGTTTTTTTTCGCTCAAACCTAAATATAATTTCACACTTTTACAAATCATTTCTTCTCTATTCATAAAAACACCTCCCAGTACTCCTATAACGTCTATAGATACATTATATGACGTTATAGGAGTACTGTCAATACTATATTGAAATTTATTATGCCTTCATTTTACCATTTGGACGTATAATTACGTTGACTTAAATAATATTTTAAGGTAAAATCAATTTATGAAAGGAGTTTTGTAAATGAACGAAATAATAGACGATATAAATATACGAATCAGAAAGTTAAGGTCATCAGAGGGGTTAAAGCAAATAGAATTTGGAGAAAAATTAGGAAAGACAAAGCATGAGATTTACAATTTAGAAAGTGGAAGGACGAAGGTAAAGGAAAGTGATTTAAAATTAATAATTTCACTATTTAAGGTAAATGAGAATTGGCTAAGAACTGGCACAGGAGAGATGTATAACACTGAGGATAGAAACTCCGTGAAAGCGGAGGCTTTTTGCGCAATAGACGAAAACGAAAAACTAGCGAAAGCAGTATTAGAATTTAGCAAATTAACAGACGAGCAACTCGAATCAATTTTGAAAATTTTAGAAGTATTTTCTAAAGAATAAAAGCTATCATCTCATTTTTGATAGCTTTTTTATATGTACTCATTTATTTTTAGTTTTTTTTCTTAGATATAAATAAATAATCTCTAACAACTCTCTGTCCCCAATTAAATCTATCATTCTTTTTATTTCCTCTTTCAACAAAACCATCCCCCTATTTTTTATTAGAATAATACATTCTTAAAATTTGAAAAAAATAACTTGCAACTTTAATTATACCCTTTTTTGTTCGATTACACAAGAACACATGTACGATTTTTTGTCGTAATTAAACATTTATACTACAATAATAGTACCTTTTAGCAAATTTTGCTAGTGGAAAATAATCCCAATTCAATTTACTTTGAATTTTCTCACATTTAAAAACTGTAGGGTCAAATATTTAAACCCTACAGCTCTCATATCAAAAAGCCGGGAGTAGGAATTTATATATATATATATATATATTCCTACTCCCGGCTTTTTGTATCTAAACACAAATTTCTAGTTGTTCACAATTAATTTTGCTCCTGCGGGCAAATTAACTTTTATAAGTTCTAGCAAAAGTTCTTTTGAAAGTTCAACATCTTTAACATTTCTATATTTAATATGAAAAAAACATTTATCATCCTCATCATCGTAATAAAATTCATACTCATCATAAGTAGAATCCTCTTCCAGCAAAGCTTGAAATCCCAAATTAAATGGGACTATGCGAATTTCTCCACCTCTTATAGCCTCAACAAATTCATCATATTTATTAAAAGCATCAATTAAAAGTTCTGATAACTCATAACTTGCCTCAGCCACATATTTATCTATAATCCCAATTCTTAATTTCATATTCATCCCTCCATATGTTTTTACATAAAACCTTTTAGTAGCAACAGTTTTTCATCTTCATCTAAAGAGTTTAACATTCTATCTTTTGTATGTTTTATAGCATTTTCTAAACTCTTATCTTCTTCGTCTAATTCTAAATCATTTTTTATATCTTCAATGTTGATGTATCTTTCAATTTGATACAAATTTATTCTTTCCTGTCCACACTTAGGATTAATATTTTTATAAAAAAAGATATTTTCTAAGTGTGGACACATTCTTTTTTTCTTTTTTTCTATTTTAAAAATTTCGTTCAACATACAACCTAATTTTTCAGTTGTCAAATCCCAGTTTTCCCCTAAAATTGTTCTTAAATCGTTACTCAACTCCTGTAAGTGTAGTTCTGTGTAAGATGTTCCAATTCCAAACAACTTATCTATATAATTAAATACTGTAACTTGAATAAGTTCATCATTTAAAAAGGCTGGATATTCCTCTTTTAATTCTCTATATATCAAAGTATTTATCTTGTTAAGTATTGTTCCACGCTTTCTATTTGCTGTATTTGCTAGTTTCCACGCAAGGTCTAAACCAAATTTATTATCTAGTACATAGTTAGAATATAGTTCTAACATGCTATTGCTTTTACTTTTCTTTACTAAATTATGTATGTCATACTCTCTGTAAGCCTCTAAACACTCTTTTGAACTCAGTTTCATATCATTATGATACTGCATTAATGAAAAGCTCTTAGAATCGTTTTTAATCTGTCTATAGCCTACCAAAATTTCTTTATGTTCTTTTAAAATTTCTCTTGTTGCGTCTTTAATCTCTTTTACAACTTTTTTGTATTCTTTTAATTCTTTTTCATTTGTGCCAATTTCTTTAGTGTCAGTTATTTTAACATTCTCGAAATATTCTTCTAATAAAACTTTGAAACTTTGCACTGTTCTTGTATTGTAATAGTTACTGTAAACTTGACTTTTTATATATAATTTATCTACTTTGTAACAATTATCTTTTGTACAGTAGTAGACATTTGAGTCCATGCGAATTGGCGTTGCATTTATTCCGACCGTTTCAAACTGTAACATGTGTTTAGATACTTTGTTATAAACATCTTTCAAAATTGTTGCTTTTTCTATATTTTTATTAACTAGCCACTCTATTTTGTATACATTACATTCTTCCTTATATTTATTAAATATGTGTATATTTGCTTTTTTTAAGTTTCTAAACCTTGCAACATATTGTTTTATAGCCCCAACGTCTTTTATATTAACAATAATTATATCTGTAATATCTTTGTTATTTATATTTACACCAGCCAAAATTGTTGTTGTATTTAAAAGTGTTTCATAGTCTCCCATATTTGAGTTTTTAACTATTCTACTATACAGTTCATTCTCTTCTTTTCCATCTGCATATACAACTCCAGCATTTTTGCTAACTGAGTCTTTTATAAATTCTAATGTTGATATATCGTTCATCAACATAGCACTATTTTTAGATTTGTTTATTATATTAATTATTTCTGTAAAGTTTTTATTATCAAAATCACTGTATAACTTTACATCATATTTTGTTTTTTGTTTTTGAGTGTATTCTATTATGTAGTCATAGATTTCAAATTCTAATTTACTTGGTGTTGCTGTTATATCTATTCTTCCTTTACACTTAGTCATGATATTGTTTAGATTTTTTATCGCTTTCCCTCTGTAGGCATCTGTATAGGTTTGGTGTATTTCATCAACTACGATTATATACTCGCTTAAATCAGCGCTTATAAGTTGTTCCGTTTTATCCCAAGTCATTACTACTAAGTTATTTCCCTCTAAAGCTTGTTTAGCAGGTATCTTATCATACGCACCAGCTATATTATATTCGTGCATTGCTTGCTCTACATTCGAAGCGTTCGGAAGTATAAACAATGCCTTTGTTTTTAATTTTTTTAATGTATTTATAAAGCTATAACTTTTTCCTGCTCCTGTTGGTGCAATAAATAAGGTTTTTCCTCCATTATCTGCATTGGCTATAGCTGTTCTAATTCCAAGCGGTTTTTCATCTATATATTTTTTTATTTCATATATTTCATGTCTATTAAATTCAGAATAATTTTCTTTTTCATGTTCTGCTCTTTCGGCGTTACATTCTTCTAGAAACATTTTATCTATATTATTTTTATTAATATTTTCCATTTATACCCCTCCATTTTACCTGGAGGCTATCACTCTTTTTTTTAATTTTTTTGTAATAATTTTACTATTAAAATTACCTTAAAAACCTTGTATTTTCCTACACTTTATCTTATAATATAAATATAAGTACAAGAAAATAAGGATATTTTATCCTTCAAAAGAGGTCTAGCCTCGTGTGCGAGGAATACAGTTGTTTGACGGCAGTTTGTATTCCTCATTTTATTTTTTTGTATTTAAAAATCTAATTTAAAAAAATCGGCTTATTCTTATTTTTATGATTATAATTATAGCACATTTAAATTATAAAAAAATATACTGTTTTCAAAAATAAATTATATTTTAGAAATAATTTTTCTAAATCATTGAATTTAGTAAGACTTGGTGTACAAACTGAGTCTTATTTTTTATAATTAAAATATGAAGGGGGAATAGTTTTATGTTTAATTCAGTAAAGAGGTTTTTAAAAACATTAAAAGAACCAGTTTTGACGGAATTTGATATTGCAAAACAATACGATTTTAGCAAAAAACTTTCTGATGATATTATAAGTTCTTTTAAAAGTAAGAAGGAAATAGAATACGAAAAATTTATTAAATTTACAAATTCTAAGAGTAAAGTTTTGGAACACTATGTTGTTTTCGATTTAGAGACTACTGGTTTAGATGCTTCAAAAGAAGACATTATCGAAATAGCTGCTATCAAATTTGAGAGGGATGTCCCAAGCGAAATTTTTAGTACATTTGTAAAACCAAGCAAAAGTATACGAAAAAAAATAACTGATATAACAGGGATAACAGACGAAGACGTTGTTAATGCTCCAAAAATTGAGGAAGTGCTTCCACATTTTTTGAATTTTATAGGTGATTATACTCTTATAGCTCATAACGCTATTTTTGACATGGAATTTATATTAGATAAATTATATAAGAATGGATATAAAAAGATTACTAATAAGGTTATAGATACATTAGCTTTATCAAGAAAGTACATAAGAACTTATGAGGGTAAAAAACTAAAAAGTTATTCTTTGCCTTCTTTGCATGAAGAATTAGGATTGAATTATAGTTCTCACAGAGCATTAGAAGACTGTAAGAGTTGTTCATCAGTTTATAAAACTTGTAAAAGCGAAATGAAGTTTAAAGATGAATTAGTTTATTAGTTAGTTGTTAAAATATGTTATAATAATTTTAGCAAGGAAAAAATGATTGAAAAAGCGTAAGGGTGGCTATTTCCATATTTAAACGCCAAATTCCATAACGGAAGGAGGTGGAACAGTATGGTGATAAATTTTTTATTGAGTATACTAGCTGGTGTTATATCAGCTTTCATATATGATAAAATAAAAAACCACTCAAACGCCAATAAGAGTGGTCCAAGAAAATAAGTTATTTTTCAAAACAATTGGAAATAGCTACTCTTGTGTAAAGTAAATCATTATTTCCTTGCTTTTATTATACCACATTTTTTTAAAAAAGATACAATTTTACATCATTTCATATATGTTAATTAGTTCAAAACGCCTAACTGCTCCTTTTGTACAAAGGAGCAGTTAGGAACTTGATTTAAAAATCAAATTCAAAGTTTAGATAATTTTTTACTTTAGACGAAAACTCTACTCTTATAACTAGAATATAGTTTTATTACTTTTATTATATCACATTTTCTTTAAAGGATACGAATTTATATCATTCCTAGTGTACGTTTTTTATTAATAAAACTTTGCAGGTCCTGCAATATTCCTTAAAGTAAAGCATTTTCGAAACTTTTTATAATTATATATATAATAAAACCTAGTATTTCCAATGTGTGCAGTTTAAAAATTCATAGTAATATATTTTTTGATAATGTTTAAAGCATCAAAAAAATTAAGAAAAGTTATGTTTTTACATGTAATAGATTAATATAAAAATAAACAATTAATCTATTAATAATTGTAATAAAAATAATAAATAAACTTAATAAAATTAATAAAAAATTTTTTATAAAAATATATATAAATTAAAAATAGATTATTTGAAAGTAATATAGGATTATATAAAGATTAGTATAAAAAATAATTAATTAATCTTTTAAAGATTAATATTAAATTAAAAATAAATTATTAAATATCCGAAAAGAATCGGAATGTATGATATAATAGTATTATACAAAAATAAAAGGGGGTAATTTAATTGAGCATAAGTCTTAACACAATTTCTATTTTTAACGTAAAAGGTGGAGTAGGTAAAACAACTCTAACAATTTTAACAGCAATGTATTTGTCTAAATTGAACAAAAAAGTTTTAATTATAGATGGAGATTTTCAAGCAAATACGACACAGTTTATACATAATACATTGTATGAAGGAAATACAATGTTTGAAGCATTAGCATATAAAACAAAAGCAGATGATATTATAATAAAATCTCCGCTAAAAGAATTTTCTAATATAGATTTAATCGGAAGTAAATTAGAATGTTGTGTATTAGGAGAATTATTAGTAACTGAAACAAATAGAGAAAAGGCGGTTTACAGATGGTTTGCTAAAAATATAGATATTTTGAGTGAGTATGATTATATTTTGATAGATTTATCTCCAAGCTATGATGTTGTTACACGTAATTTTCTTTTGATTTCAGACAGCATTATTACCCCTCTTGAATATCAAGATATAGCATCTATTCGAGGATGCAATCTTTTTTACACTAAGTTTAAAGAGGATTTAGAGAAATTAGAAATAGATAACGATGTTAAAAAAGCTATAGTTGTAAATAGATATACAAGTAGAAAACTTAGCACAGGCGACGAATTTAATAATCAGTTAGAGAAATATGAGGACATGAAAAAAGTTTTATTAAATACGAGAATAAGCGAAGGCACAGTCGTTAAAAATGCAATTTTAAATAAAACAGATATAGAAGAATATTGTAAGAAAATTAAAAAAGCACATAAAGTAAGAGGGGAATTTAAAAATTTTATGAATGAACTTTTTGAAAGGGGAATATTATAAAAAATGAAATTCGATTTAGAAGAAAACGAAAATAAAATTAATTATAGAGATGTTACAGAAAAAAGAATACAAGATACATTTAGAAAAAATTCTAACAGTATAGTTACTTCTTTGCTTGAAGTAAAAGAGAACGAAGAAGTAAAAAAAGAATCTGTATCTATATATTTTGAAAGTGATGACATAAATGTTTTAAAAGCAGTTGCACAGATTAAAAAGACTACTATTAATAAGTTGGTCTTAGATGTTTTAAGACCTGTTATAAGTGCAACTAGAACAGATTTAGAAGGTAACGAAAATATTGAAAAACTAGCGAAGTCTTATGATAAGAGGAAAAGGGGAAGAGGTAGAAAAATAGAAAAATAATTTTATAAAAATTTGTATAAGATTAATAAATTAATTTTATATAGAATATTAAAATAATTTATTAATAATTAATACTTAAAAAGAAGGTAACAACTAACTAGTTGCTACCTTCTAATCTATCTATCAATAAAATCTAATACTTTGTGAAGTGTATCAAATCTATCATTACCTTTTATCATAGTATAATTTTCTTTAGTCATAGAACTTATCTTTTCACATGCTCCACCACCAACAACATAAAGATTTTGTGTCTGGCCAGGTACATAATCTTTTATATCACATATTAATATTTTCCCATCATTATAACCCCATCCAACAACAGTTGCAGGAATTTTGTCAACTTCTCCATCATAAATGATTGTATGTTTGTACATCTGTTTAACTCCCTCATTATTTATATTTTTATTTAATACACCTTCTACAATCAACTTAGCAATACCTTCATGACCTAGTTTCTTAGCTTTCTCATAATCTTCTTTGTTATCGCAAAAGAAACTTTCAATTAGTATTGCAGTAGGTTTAGAACTATTTAAAATATATAAACTTTTATCTAATTTAACACCTCTATTACCTACTTCTTTATCTCCTTTTTTTCTTATGAAAGGTTTAGATAATTTATCTACTACCCTTTGCGCATATTCCTTCCCTTTTTCACTATAGTAAAATACTTCTGTTCCAAAGGCTCCTACACCACTTGAATTTAAATGCAACTCTATAAGTAAGTCATATCCTCCACTATTAACTTTAGGTATTTTGTAAGATTTTTCCTCACTCTTAGTTTTAAACTGCTTTTCGGGGCATATTATTACATCTGCCTTATGACCTTCTTTTCTAAAAGTATCTGCTAATACTGGTGCAAGAGATTTATTGTATTGATACTCGTTAACTACTCCATTAGCAGAAGTACATGCCCCGCTTTTTAAAATGCTGTGTCCTACTGTTATACATATTTTCATTATTTACTACCTCCTTTAACATTTAATTCATCTGTCATAGTATCTAATAAACTACCTATTCTATCTTTTAATTTTCTAGGTACTGGTAACCCACACAAATACATGTTTTTTAATATACTTACACTTTCATATAGAATAAATAAAATAGAGAAAAATTCAGATATTCCAAGATGATTTAATCGCAAAAAATCAACCCAATCTTGTGGTAACATAAATAAAAAGTTAAACTTTGTAAGAATGTCAACTACTGCTAGAAAAAATATACATGCTATCATTGCAACTTTTCTTATTCCTCCATTTATTCCAAAACTTGAATTAAACTGATGTGTTTTTATTGCTCTTAAACAACCTAGCAATGTATCAAATGCTATTGCTAATATTACTAATTTTATAAATATATTTGTCGCTAAAAAAACTATTGTTACGTTCATATTTCCTCCTTATTTTGCATTAAAATAAGACTTAGAATTATCTAAGCCTATAGAAAAAGGAACATTACCTATACTGTAGGTTCTGCTCCTTCTACTACTCCACTATGTTCTATAATGTAGTTTTCAACTGCCATCCTGTACTCTGTGTTAGTAACATCATCAAGTTCAAATACTCTATTTTTTAGAGGATTTAATCCCTTATTTAATATTCTCTCTGCTAATATTCTTACTACAACATTATTTATATTCATTATAAAATACCTCCACCTAGTTCTTTATTTGTCATTAAAAGTAATTGATTTTCTAATTCTTGTTTTTCCTTTTCTGCTTTACTTATATATGCTGGAATTTCTTCTAAGACAGGTTCTTTTGTTTCTATATTTATGCCTACAATCTTATTTCTTGTATAATCTATACTTCCATATTCAACATCTATATAATGCAGTTCAGTTATTTTATCGTGTGGCAACACATCCCCGCAGGACTCGCCTGTTTCAAAGATTATTTTACCTGTTTGGTCATATATTACTCTATTTGGAACATTCATGTTTCTTCTCCTTCTTAAATAAATTTAATAGCATACCATTTATAAATATGTCTTTGAGTT